CTCGGAAGAGTGCTGAGACGCCGCGATCACGGAGACCACCAGCCACTACACCCGAGGCTCGCGAGAACCAGCTTATTGCTAAAGCGTTCGACCTTGCTGAGCGACAGCTTGAAGAGGGCACCGCATCTGCTGCGGTTATTACCCATTACCTCAAGCTAGGCACTGCTCGCGAGAATCTTGAGCGTGAGAAGCTGGTCCGTGAGAATGCTCTCCTCCAGGCGCGTGTTGAGAACCTCGACACCGTGAAGAACGTAGAGGTCTTGTACCAGCAGGCGCTGAACGCCATGCGATCGTATTCTGGTCAGGAAGTAGAGCCCGAGTTCGATGAGGAATAGATCATATCGTGAGCTTCGAAGATTAGATACCTTTGAAGAGCGATTCGAGTACCTATCGCTGAAAGCTAATGTCGGAGATTCCACTTTTGGGTTCGACCGTTACATTAACCAACAGTTCTATACTTCAAAGGAATGGCGCGACGTTCGCCAAACCGTTATTGCGCGAGACCTCGGCTGCGATCTTGGTGTGGATGGCTATGAGATCTTTGAGAAGGTCATCATCCATCACATGAATCCCATGACTGTCGACGACATTTCGCACAGCGACTCCAGTATCTTGGATCCTGACAACCTTATTACGACAACCCACAATACTCACAACGCAATCCACTACGGCGACAAGACGCTGCTTCGACAGCCTCTGGTAGAGCGCCAGGTTGGTGACACGCGTTTGTGGGGCTCGCTCCCAAGGAGGTGACGCATGGCTGAAGGCACCAGCATTCTTAATTCTATGAAGAAGTTGCTTGGTATTGATGCAGAGTACGATGTATTCGATCAAGACATCATGATCCACATCAACACGGTATTCTCGGTCCTCCAGAACATTGGCGCCACCCCTCCGGCCGGATTCATGATTCTCGGGCAAGAAGAGACGTGGGAGAATTTTCTCGAGGACCGCAAGAGTGTTGAGATGGTCAAGACGTACATGTATCTTCGGGTGCGTCTGATTTTCGATCCGCCGACTTCGACTGCTGCGATGGACGCCTTCAAGAAGACGGCCGACGAGCTCGAGTGGCGACTCAACACGATGGAGTTGGTCTTCAATCCTCTGGCATACAACGGTCTTATTCCGGTCGTCCCGGTCGAGCCCCTTGACGCGAAGGGCAACTTTGCTCCTGATGCACCGACGGGTTCCATTGGAGTTGACGCCGACGGAAACCTCTGGCAGGACGTCGAGCAATGAGCGCGCCAGCCAAGAAATTTCTAGGGAACATCAAGGGACCGAAAGGCGATCCCGGCCCACGCGGCGATCCCGGCGATCTGACGCAACTGGGTGATCTTGGTCAATTGGCCAGCATCGTCGAGACGAGGATCACGGACATTCCCGATCTTACTCTCATTTTTGAGAACAAGCTCATCTAAGGAGTGACATGACTCTCGGAACCGTTCTACAGAATTTTGCCCAGCGCGTTGCGACTGAGTTCAAATCCGTACGTGCTCTAATCAACGGTGGAGGCCAAAACCTCTCCGGACTGAACACGACGAACAAGACGAACCTGGTTGCCGCGATCAATGAGATCCAGGGAATGCTGGGCGATGCCGGTGCGCATATTGATGACACCGCTATTTCTCTGCTGACTGTCTGGTCCAGCAACAAGACTGACGCTCAGATCAACGCTGCTGTATCTGCACTGGTTGATGCTTCGCCTGATCAGCTGAACACGCTGAACGAGCTTGCTGCAGCTATTGGTGACGACCCAAATTTCTCGGCGACCTTTATGGGACTGCTGGGAGCGAAGGCACCGAGCGCCAACCCGTCGTTCACGGGTACGGTCACGGTCCCGGATGGCTCATTCTCGATTGCGAAGACGGTGGGTCTGCAAGGCTCGCTTGATTCCAAGATTACGGCTTTTACCGATCCTAATGCGGATCGTATTCTGTTCTGGGATGACTCTGCTGGCGCCTTCGTTGCTCTTGCTCTCGCCGGTCTGACGATTTCTGGTACGAGTATGTCGGTTGACGCTGCAACGGAGACGGCTCAGGGTGTTATCGAGCTGGCAACGTTGGCGGAAGTTGCTACCGGCACTGATGTTGTTCGAGCCGTCACTCCGGCGGGTCTTGCTCAGCAGATTGCCACTCGTGCGGCGGCAACCCACACGCACACCGCATCGCAGATCACCGATTTTTCGACTGCTGCTGATGCTCGTGTAAACACTCTGGTTCCTGCTTCGACGACTACCGCTGCTGGTAAGGTTCTGCTCGCAACGCTTGCGGACATGACTACTGGCACGGAGTCTACTAAGGCGGCTACCCCAGCTGGTGTTGCTCAGCAGATTGCAACTCGTGCCGCAGCTGCTCACACGCATCTTGCTGCCGATATTACGAACCTGCAGACAACTGTTGACGCTCGAGTCAATACTCTGGTTCCTCAGGGCTCCACAACCGCTCTGGGTAAGCTGCAGCTGGCAACGCTGACTGAAGTTGGTACCGGCACGGACACTGCTAAGGCAGTTACCTCTGCAGGTGTTGCACAGCAGATTGCTACTCGTGCGGCTACGACTCACACGCACACCGCTTCGCAGATCACCGATTTCGCTAGTTCTGTCGACGCCCGTATTCCGGCAACGTCTTCTACACAGGCAGGTATCGTTGAGCTTGCAACGGATTTGGAGACGGCTACGGGTACCGATATTTCTCGGGCCATCACGCCGGCGAACCTTCGATCCGTGATCGGCGATCCCGAGCAGAACCTGGTTACTGTATTTGAAGCTGCTTTGGTGTAGGAATGGCTCTCGGATCGCGTCTTAGCGCGCTAGCTCAGAGAGTCGGCACAGAGTTCAAGACTATTCGTTCTACCGATCTTGGTGGTATGAAAGTCAAATCTCTTACTAAAGCCCAGTATGCCGCTTTGGCAACGCCTCACCCTACGCTAACACGGTACTACATTAGCGATTGGACGACAGATGCTAGTAGTGGGACGACGTCCGGTGGTGGAACCACAACAGGTTCACCAGCAACGCTCGTTCCTTCGGCAGCGGGGTCAAAGCTTACTGGCTGGAACTATGAAGGTACGCCAGACTATACGAAACTCGTTTCGAATGATGGCGCGTCTTCGAGTATTTATTCGCCTACAGCGAATGATATTGTCACTTACCAGATGACCGATCTACCCAGCGGTGCTGCCACTGTTACATCAGTGACTGTGCATAACTGGGTGATGAAGGTTGATCCAGTAACAGCAACGACCCATTGTGTTCTCGTCATCGGCGGCACTGTGTACGAAAGCCCTGATCAGTCTCCGGCTTCGAATACTGCTTACGAAGATCTTTCGTACACCTGGTCGACTAATCCCGCCACTGGAGCGGTTTGGACTGTTGCTGCAGTCAATGCGCTTGAAGCAGGTATTAAAAAGATCAACAGTGCAGGCGAACGATGCACGGCAATTTCGGCTGTTGTAGCGTACGCTTAATGATGTCACTATGGAGGTGACCGACATGGCTCATGATGAGTCGCTTGCTCACTTCGGTGTCAAAGGCATGAGGTGGGGAGTTCACAAGGATCGCGGTAACGGCCCTTCGGGTGCAGGTTCCACGACTCGTTCGCCTAAGCGAATTCTGGACAAAGCGGCAGGCGGTAGTAACAAAGCGTCTGACGACTTTGTCACCGCGAAACAGCTGCTGAGAAAGCATCCTCAGGAACTGAACAATCAGGAACTGAAGACGCTGACTACTCGACTGGAGCTCGAGAAGAAGTACAAGCAGCTCAATCCGAACAAAGCGGTAAAGGGCAAGGCGATTGCTGCTGGGATCATCAGCACCGCTACGCTAGGAGTTACGGCGTATAACATCGCGAATCACGCATCGACTAAGGCCGGCATTAAGTTCTTCAAGGACATGGCCAAGCATGCAAAGGACGCTCAGAACGTCCATCGGTTCAATACGGGTAAGACCCTCGGCATTACTGCCGGCTAGTTCAAAATGGTAGGGAGGTGCGCTTGATGACTGGAGCTTCTTACGCAGGAGGCGACGCTGTCAAGCGCACCGACCCTGTCTCAACCCCAGCACACTTCGACGTGCAACGTTTTAACAAAGACGGTGTTGAAGGCTGGATCCTTCTGCGTGAAGGCGTAGAGTACGAGTTTTGGCCAGAGGCTGAAGCCCGACGTATTGGTAGAAAGTTACTGTTCTCTCATAACTGAAAGGAGGATTGGCGGTGGGTCTCTCCAACACGGCGACGCCCGTCTACTATGGTCAGTTCCGAGACGCGGTTATTCGCGGCGAAATTCCGGTAAACCGGGAAGTCGGCCTCGAGATGAACCGTATCGACGAGCTCATCGCCAATCCAAATTTCTATTACGATGACAAAGCCATTGACGGCTTCATTAAGTATTGCGAGAACGAGCTGACGCTTACCGACGGTAGCGATCTGCACATGCTCGATTCGTTCAAGCTCTGGTCGGAGCAAATTTTCGGATGGTTCTACTTCGTTGAGCGAAGTGTGTATGTACCGACCCCAGACAATCATGGCGGACACTATGTTCGCAAGATGATCAAGAAGCGCTTGACCACCAAGCAGTATCTGATCGTTGCTCGAGGCGCGGCGAAGTCGATGTACGCGGAGATGATCCAGGCGTACTTCTTGAACGTCGATACCGCGACGACACATCAGATTACGACAGCTCCGACGATGAAGCAGGCCGAAGAGGTCATGTCTCCATTCCGGACTGCCATCACCAGATCTAAGGGTCCGCTGTTCAAGTTCCTCACTGAGGGCTCGTTGAACAACACGACCGGATCAAAAGCCCTTCGCGTCAAGCTGGCCTCGACAAAGAAGGGTATTGAGAACTTCCTTACGGGCTCTATGCTCGAGATTCGCCCGATGTCCATCAACAAGCTGCAGGGCCTGAGGCCCAAGGTGTCGACGGTGGACGAGTGGCTCTCAGGTGACGTCCGTGAAGACGTGGTTGGTGCAATCGAGCAGGGTGCGTCAAAGCTTGATGACTACCTCATCGTTGCCATCAGTTCAGAAGGTACCGTTCGTAATGGTAGTGGTGACACTATCAAAATGGAACTTTCTGACATCCTCAAGGGTGACTACTACGCGCCTCACGTTTCTATCTGGCACTACAAGCTGGATGACGTGAACGAAGTTGCCGATCCCAGCATGTGGCTGAAGGCCAATCCAAATCTTGGAAAGACCGTCACTTACGAGACGTACCAGCTTGACGTCGAACGAGCGGAGAACGCTCCGGCTTCTCGCAACGACATTCTCGCTAAGCGCTTCGGCATTCCGATGGAAGGTTACACGTACTTCTTCACCTACGAAGAGACGCTGCCCGACCGTCGCAAGCAAGATTTCTGGCAGATGCCATGCGCTATGGGTGCGGACCTTTCGCAGGGTGACGACTTCACTGCATTCACCTTCCTCTTCCCGCTTCGTAACGGTAAGTTCGGCGTGAAGACCCGAAGCTATATCTCCGAGCTGACGCTGATGCGTCTCCCCGGGGCTATGAGACTCAAGTACGACGAGTTCATCAACGAAGGTAGCCTTCATGTTCTTGAGGGCACCGTACTCGACATGATGCAGGTCTACGACGACCTCGACAAATTCATCATCGACTCACAGTATGATGTTCGTGCATTCGGGTATGACCCGTATAACGCGAAAGAGTTTGTTCAGCGTTGGGAAGGCGAGAACGGACCGTTTGGCATCGAGAAGGTTATTCAGGGTGCCAAAACTGAGTCGGTTCCGCTGGGTGAGATCAAGAAGATGTCGGAAGAGCGGCTGCTCGTATTCGATCAGGCACTGATGACGTTTGCCATGGGTAACGCAATCACGCTTGAGGACACGAACGGTAACCGCAAGCTTATGAAGAAGCGACAGGATCAGAAGATCGATAATGTCGCGGCCCTGATGGACGCTTATATTGCGTTCAAGGCCAACAAGGATCAGTTCGAGTAACCACGATGGGAGGACTACCGTATGGGCAAGTACACAGCCCAGGATCGACGTGATCTAGCTGACAAAGGCCATGCGCTACCCGACGGTAGTTTTCCCATCGCGGATGAGGAAGATCTGCATAGCGCTATTCGTAACATTGGGCGAGGTAATCACCCCCAGTCGGCGAAGCGCCATATTATCAAGCGGGCCAAGGCGTTGAACGCCTACCATGTTCTTCCAGATCACTGGAAAGCAAATCTTCAGCATCTAGACACCGTGCCGGTGAATGATGTGTTGATGCATTTCGGCAAGAAGGGCATGCACTGGGGTCAGCGTAAGGCAAATCCCGAGCGTGACGCGAAGCGAGCAGCCCGAGCTAAGGAATCAGTCAAGCGCGGCGAAGACGTTCTGTACAAAAGCAACGCTTTTAACCAACCGTCTCTTGCCATTGGCATGAAGGCCACCGGCGTTCTTATGGCCGGAGTTTCTGCTGGCCTTGCTATTCGATCCTTGAAAAAGGGCAATAGTGGCCCCTTCAAGCGTTTGAAGACTGGTATGGCGGTTACTGGAGTCCTCATGACGGGCATCCAGGCGGCATCAACGATTCGCGATATTCAGGACATCCACAACTACCACAAAGCGCAAGAGAAGGCAAAGCAGATAGGAGCGGCCCGTGTCGGTAGACTATGAGCAGTTTGAGACTGTAGAGCTCACCGATGACGTGCTCGCTCACTTTGGTGTAAAGGGCATGCACTGGGGCAAGCGAATGGCAGACTCTGGCGTTGGCCGAGTTGTCACCGCGGCTCCTCGTCAGGGAATCAAGAATTACCAGAAGCTGACTGCGCCTACGCCAACTGGAGCTTCTCGTCGAACGGACCACGAGGCTCGCAAGGATGCTGCGGAGACTGCTAAAGCCAAGATGTATTACGGCGAAGGTGCAGGCACTCGACGCAAGCTGATCAACGCATCTGTTGCTTCCAAATCTCGAGACGCGTCTTACAAGAAAGCGTTTGACCACCACCTGGCAAACCAGGACATGGCCAAGCGTGCGTCTCAGGCTCGAGGTCAGCGACACCGAACCGATGCCGTTCAGGGTACTGCAAAGCATGCACGAAGTGTTCACCGCATTGTTTCTGGTGGCATGGGCAATGTCACGCTAGCTGCTTCTGTTGCTGTGGGTGGTTATGCTCTGGCAAGAAAGACCGGCGCTGACAAAATTGTGGCAAACGCCGCAAGGGTCGGTTTCAACTCTGTCAAATCTGGAGCTGCTTTTGAAGCAGTCAAGAGGGCATTCAACTCGAAAGGCTGGAAGTGACTACCATATCTGAACTGGATCAGTTCGAGACCGTTGAGCTCACGGACGATATCCTTGCTCACTTCGGTGTCAAGGGTATGCATTGGGGCATTCGCAAGAGCGGTATTGGCGGAGCTGGAGCTGCGGGTAGCGTTAAGAAGAGCGCCCCCTCCGCACCTCTCCCCCAGCACCCGGACTACAAAAACACGAATAAGACGACCGATACTCGCAACTACGGCAAGGACGGCTCAGCGCGCATTAATGCGAACATGCACAAGGGCATGAGCCTTAAGGATGCTCGCAATCGCGAATCTAATATTCACGATGAGGCGAACAAGGAGCTCGGTCGTAACGTTGCTGCAGGTCTTGCAACGGCGACTGCCGGCTATATGGCCGTTAACGTGGGTACTCGATTGGCTCGAGAGGCTGCCTGGAGTCCGAAGACTCTTGCTGCGGTGAGCTCGGTCGCTCAGAAGATGCCGTTCCAGGGCAAGGTTATTCTGGCCAACGGCCTTATGGGTGCTCGCATTGTTACTGCGGTCGCAGCTTCGCCCAACAACCGCTACGTCGGTAAGTGGGTTGCTGCATCGATGGGTGCCCGTCTGGGCGCAAACGCCTCGGCAAAGCGGTCGCTGAAGCGTGCCGTCAAGCGGGACGCCGAACGTAATGGATAGGAGGTGACAGCATGCCCAAGGTTATTCTGATTGAAGACATTCACAGCTCTGCAGATCTTGAGAACACTCTCGTTCACATGGGCATTTCTGGCACCATCGGCGAGACTCTGTCTGGAGAAGACGAGCTTCGCGACTATCTTGCTCACTTCGGCGTAAAGGGTATGCATTGGGGTCGTCGCAAGGCGTCATACAATGATCCCCCCAGCGGTACTGGAGCCGTTCGAATGGTTCGCTCTGGCGCGCCTGTAGCTGCTAAGCAGACCGGTGGAGCAAAGTACCTGGCCAAGAACAACGGGAGCCAGAAGAAGGCGATTGCAAAGACAGTTGGTAAAGCTATTGTCATCAATCGTGTTATTGAAGGTCCCGGTCGAATGCTGGTGAACAACGCATTGAAGGATCACCCCAGCGCTAAAGCGGGTGCCAACATTGCACTTCACGCTCTCAGTATCGGCAGCGCTGCCTACAACGCTCGCAAGGTCGTGCAGATTCATAAGGCCGCTAACAAGCAGAAGGCGAAGAAGTAATGAGCAATCAGAACGAACTGGAGGAGTACGAGACCGTTGAGCTTACTGACGACGTTCTCGCTCACTTCGGTGTCAAAGGTATGCATTGGGGCGTGAAGAAGGCGGCCTCAAGTGTTGCTGGGGCTCCTCGAGCGGCTGCTCGTCAGGGTCTTCATAACGTTCAGGCTATCGGTGGTGCAGTCAGCCGAGTCGGAGCGGCTCGTGGTGCTCAGCTTAATAAGGCCGCTACTGCTCGAGTCAACAAGCACGGTGAGCTGGGAGCTGCTAGTCGTGAGGCCGGCAGGGCTGTTGTGCTGAACCTCATGATTCACTCGGCCGGCAAGAAGATTGCTAAGGACATTGGTCCGAATAATCCTCGAGCTCAGGTTGGCGTTCAGGTTGCCGCAGCTGCACTTCGCACGGCGGTTTCGGTGAAGGCGCTGATGAACATTCGCCAGAACGACAAGGCCGCCCAGCGGATGAACGTCGCCGCAGGCCGCCCGAAGAACCAGTACGTTTCTCGGGCGTCGAAGCGCTAGCCCCACACTTCAAAATGGGAGAAAGGGGGTGAGATGTGGGCTTCTTTGATCGTATAGCCCATGCGTTCAACGCTTTTACCGAAGATGACAGAGATCGACTGAAGACTTACGGGTCGTTCGGTCCGTCGTATGGATCGCGCCCTGACAGGATTCGTTCAAGTCACGGCGATCGATCTATTATTACATCGGTCACAAACCGTATCGCGATTGACGTTGCAGCTATCGACATGAAGCACGTCCGTCTCAATGACGATGATCAGTATTTGAGCACGTACGATTCCGGGCTCAACAACTGTCTTACTCTCGATGCGAACATTGACCAGGCCGGTAGAGCATTCCGTCAGGATGTCGCTCAGACTCTTCTTGAGAAGGGTACGATCGCTATCGTGCCGGTCGATACGACTCTGGATCCCAAGGTCTCGGCAGCATACGACATTAAGTCATTGCGCGTCGGTGAAATTACCGCCTGGATGCCAGAACATGTTCGAGTGAATGTTTACAACCAGAAAACTGGTCGTAAGCAGGAGATCACGCTTAGAAAAGATTTCGTCGCCATTGTAGAGAACCCTCTCTTCGCGGTAATGAACGAAACCAACAGCACTCTCCAGCGACTTGTCCGCAAGCTGAATCAGCTCGACTCTATTGACGAGCAAGCAGCGGCAGGTAAGCTCGACATGATCATCCAGCTTCCCTACGTCATCAAGTCTGAAGCTCGACGAGAGCAGGCAGAGCAGAGGCGCAAGGATATTGAGATGCAGCTGAAGGGTTCGCAGTACGGTATCGCCTACACTGATGGTACCGAGCGAATTACTCAGCTCAACCGGTCTCTCGAGAACAACATGCTCAAGCAGGTCGAGTACCTGACTGATCAGTTGTACGGGCAGCTTGGTTTGACGAAGGAAGTGTTCAACGGAACGGCCACTGAGGCTGTCATGCTGAACTACTACAACCGAACCGTCGAGCCGATTCTGACTGCGATTGCCCAGTCGATGAAGCGCTCCTTCCTTACGAAGACGGCGCGGAGTCAGAAGCAGTCGATCGAGTTCTACCGTGATCCCTTCAAGCTTGTGCCTGTTGGGACCATCGCGGACATTGCGGACAAGTTCACCCGTAATGAGATCGTGTCCTCGAACGAGATTCGGGCGGCAATCGGCATGAAGCCGTCTACCGATCCGAAGGCAGACAAGCTGATTAACAGCAACATGCCTCAGCCTGGCCCCATTGATGCTGGAAACCTGGTGGCTACCCCCACCACCGACCCTGCGACAGTTGACGCAGAGCCGGCAGAGCCGGAGCTCTCTCCTGGAGATACTCCGCTTTCCATGATCCGTGGTTAAACGGCGAGCACTAAGAAACTAAGAGAGGAGTTCTTCAAAATGGTAGAAGCTGACTTCAGCGGCTACGCTACGAAGAACGGTCTGAAGTGCTCGGACGGTCGGACTATCATGCCCGATGCGTTCGCTCATAACGACCAGACCAGGGTGCCCCTTGTTTGGCAGCACCAGCACAACGACCCGGCTAACGTGCTCGGTCACGCGATTCTTGAGAACCGTGCTGACGGCGTGTACACGTATGGCTTCTTTGGCAGCACTGACGCGGCAAAGACTGCGAAGGAGCTGGTGAAGCATGGAGACGTTACCGCGCTCTCCATTTTCGCGAACAACCTTACCCAGCAGGGACGCAACGTCCTTCACGGGAACATCCGAGAGGTCAGCCTTGTCCTCTCCGGAGCTAACCCCGGCGCGCTCATCGACAACGTCAACATCGCCCACGGCGACGGTGTTGAGATGGTCATGGACGAGGCGGTTATCTACACCGGACTCGAGCTCGAGCATTCCTCTATGGATGACGAGTACGAGGATATTGAGCATGCAGATGCTGGAGGAGCAAACGTGGCTACGACCGATGACGAGAAGACGGTCAAGGACGTCTTCGACGAGTTCACCGACGAGCAGAAGGATGTCGTCTATTACATGATCGGCGAGGCCGTTAACGCGGCCGGCGGCGGTGACGATGGCGAGGGTGACTCGGTCGCTCAGAGTGCCATCATCGTGCACGCCGACACGGCGGCCGAGCTTGACGATGACGCCACGGTCGAGGACGTGTTTGACACGCTCAACGACCAGCAGAAGGACGTCGTCTACTACATGATTGGCGAGGCCGTCGATCAGGCTGAGGTTCAGCACAGTGCTGAGCTCGGCGATTTCATCCAGCACAGCCAGGGAGGCTTTTCCGCCATGGGGCGTAACGTTTTCGACCAGACCGACCTCAGCCGCCCCCAGGCGGTCCTGAGCCACTCCCAGATCGAGGAGATCACGGCCGACGCTCAGAAGCTCGGCTCGCTGAAGGAGTCCGTCCTCGCCCACGCGGCTGAGTACGGTATCGAGGACATCGATATCCTGTTCCCGGACGCCAAGAGCGTCTCGAACAGCCCGGAGATCGTTGGTCGTCGGACTGAGTGGGTTGCTGATGTCATCAACGGCACCAAGCACAGCCCCTTCTCTCGCATCAAGTCCACCGCTGTGGACCTCACTGCCGATGAGGCTCGTGCCAAGGGTTACGTGAAGGGTAACCTGAAGAAGGACGAGATCATCAAGCTTCTGAAGCGTGTCACCACGCCGACGACGATCTACAAGAAGCAGAAGCTCGACCGCGACGACATCGTCGACATCACCGACCTCGACGTGGTCGCGTGGCTGAAGGCCGAGATGCGGCTCATGCTGGACGAGGAGCTCGCCCGTGCGGTGCTCATCGGTGACGGCCGTGAGTCCGACGACGAGGACGCGATTGACACGGACTCGATCCGTCCGATCGCCTACGACGCTGACATGTACGCCCACGGTGTCACCATTGGTGGCGACCTGACGGCTGACGCCATCGTCGAGGGTGTTCTCCGCGCCCGTACCTTCTACAAGGGAACCGGCACCCCGACGTTCTACACCACGGACGCGGTCCTCACCGACCTCATCCTGGCCAAGGACAAGATGGGCCGTCGCCTCTACGCCTCCGAGACCGAGCTTGCTGCCGCCCTGCGCGTCGACAAGGTCGTCACGGTTGAGGTCATGGAGAACGCGCCGGAGATCGTCGGCATCGTTGTCAACCTGGCGGACTACACGCTGGGTGCGGACCGGGGCGGCAACGTCTCGATGTTCGACGACTTCGACATCGACTACAACCAGTACAAGTACCTCATCGAGACGCGAGTCTCGGGTGCGCTGACCAAGCCCAAGTCGGCTCTGGTCATCAAGCGCGTTGTGGGCACGCTGGTCACCCCGACCGCGCCGTCCTTCAACGGTACGACCAACACGATCACCGTCCCGACCACCACGGGCGTGATCTACTCCATCGACGGCACTGACAAGACGGGTAACGTCGTGATCAGCGAGACCGCTGAGGTTGAGGCTCGCCCGGCTTCGGGTTACACCTTCCCGTCGAACATCAACCGCACGTGGGTCTACAACTACACCGCGTGAGGTTTAAGAAACTAAAGCAGTAACTTCAAAATGGCAAAGTTCTACGGACGAATCGGTTACGGTGAAACTGTAGAAACGGCGCCTGGAGTAATGGAGGACGTCATCACTGAGCGAAAGCACTTTGGTGACGTCCTCCGCAACGCCAGAACGCTGAGAGAGGCTGACAAAGTCAACAATGACTTGACTGTCAACAACTCAATCAGCATTGTAGCGGACGCCTATGCTAATAAGCACTACTTTGCCATGCGCTACATTGAATGGGGCGGGGCTCTCTGGATCGTAAGCGAGGTCCAAGTAGAGAGTCCTCGCCTTATTCTGCGGTTGGGAGGGAAGTACAATGGGCCGACGGCTAGAACTCCAAGCGCTCCTTGAGCAGATTCCCGGCGTCGCGAAAGTTTATTTCCAACCGCCCAATAATACGCAAATGGAGTACCCTTGCATTGTCTATGAGCTAGACTCTGACGATGTAAAGTATGCCGACAATGCCATCTATCGTCTTACTGATCGATATTTGGTGACCGTCATTGATCGGAGTCCTGTTAGTGAGATTCCGGGAGTAGTCCGAAGGAAGCCACTGTGTCGATTTTCTCGCCACTTTGTTTCTGACGATCTACACCACAATGTCTTCAATCTTTATTACTAAGGAGAACCATGGCCAAGCTGGTCTGGGACAAGGTGGGTGACCGGACTTACGAGACCGGTGTGGACCACGGTGTCCTGTACATCCCGGGCTCCGATGGCATCTATGACGAGGCGCACCCTTGGAACGGTCTCGTCACCGTCACGGAGAGCCCTTCGGGCGCTGAGGCCTCGCCTCAGTACGCCGACAATATTAAGTACCTGAACCTTATCTCCGCCGAGGAGTTCGGCGCGACGATCGAGGCTTTCACGTACCCCGACGAGTTTGCGCAGTGCGACGGTACGGTGAGCCCCTCCAAGGGCGTGACCATCGGTCAGCAGCCTCGCAAGACGTTCGGTCTGTCTTACCGCACGCTGTTCGGTAACGACGTTTCCGGCACGGAGCACGGCTACAAGCTGCACCTCGTGTACGGCGCCCTCGCGGCTCCGACGGAGCGTGCATACGGCACGGTGAACGACTCTCCCGAGGCGATCACTTTCAGCTGGGAGCTTTCCACGACTCCGGTCGAGGTTCCGGGCTTCAAGCCTTCTGCGCTGCTGACCATCGACTCGACTAAGGTCGACGCTGCTGACCTGGCTGCTCTGGAGACGATCCTGTACGGCTCTGACAGCGGTGCGGGTACGGCGCGTCTGCCTCTTCCGACCGAGGTCATCGAGCTGTTCGCGGCCGCCGGGTCGTAATTCATTGGGAAGGGGCCCAGGGACTGGTCAAGGACGATTCTACGTCTACGAACAGGCCCTGGGTCTCTTCCCGCACGTTCTATTTTTCTGTCTCTCTTGAAAGGAGAGTTTCGATGGCAAACTTTGATCCGCGCAAGAAGCCGATCACGATGTACGATTTTCCTCAGATCTATGAGCGACTCGGTATGGCGCTCGGAGACTTTGGCTGCATCATGCTTGACGTCGAGCCTCTCCCCGTTCTCGACATTCTCGAGAAGTCCAAGGATTGGTTCTATTTTTCCACGAACCCGAAGCTCAAGTACGTCAAGGGACCTGTCGGTTCGACCGAAGCTCACTGTACTTTGCTGTATGGGCTGACTCCCGACAAGAATGCCGGTGTGAAGCAGCGAGACTCGGTTGACGAGCTCCTGTACGGGCTTGACCTTTCGGAAGTGCAGATCGATCACGTCGACTCCTTCCCTCCGCAGTTCAACGAACCTTATTCTTGCGTCGTTGCCAAGCTCAAGACCAATTCAGCTCTTGGCGAGGCAAACCGACGTCTCCGATTCCTTCCTCACATCGATTCCTTCCTCGAATACAGGCCTCACGTCACCCTGGCGTATGTGAATCAGGCTGACACCGAAGAGACCATCAAGAAGCTGAACGATGAATTGGAAGGTCTTAAAATCCCCGCGAAGGGGATTAATTATGGCGGACCTATCGCCTAACCTAAACCTGGGCAGCAGTTGCCCAGCTGGCTATGAAGGATGATCCCGCCCAAAGTACAGGCGGCCACGCGAAAGCTGCTTAATGGCGATGTACACGCCGCACCTAAGAAAGGGGGGCTGAAGATGTTGAAGGTAATTGTTCCGCTAGGGAACGAAGTTTATGATGAGAGCACGAACAAGTTTGTAAGCATGGACAACTATACTCTGGTGCTTGAGCATTCTTTGGCCTCCCTTTCAAAATGGGAGGAAAAGCATGAGAAGCCCTTCCTGAGTCATGAACAAAAGACGACGGAAGAAACTCATAGCTACTTCGAATGCATGAGCCTTGCAGGCGAAATCCCGCCGCAGGTTTTTCAGCATCTGACTCCAGAAATTTACGCGGAAATCAACAAGTACCTCGACGCAAAGATGACTGCGACGTGGTTCAACGATCCGCCCAATGCTCCTCGTAGCCGTGACGTTATTACGGCTGAGATTCTTTATTATTACATGATCTCGTTGACCATTCCGTTTGAATGCCAATACTGGCATCTGAACAAGCTGTTGACACTTATTAAGGTGATCAACCAGAAGAATCAGCCGCCGAAGAAGCGGATGAGTCGCAACGAACTTGCTCAACGTAACCGAGACCTTAATGCTCAGCGCAAAGCGCGACTGGGCACGAATGGCTAGAAAGGATAATCGACATGGTGGGCTATAAGCCGGTTGGTGTTGACAGTAACGGCCGATTCCCAACTCGTGTTGAGACTGCCCTGAAGGCCCTATTCAGCACCAAGATAAAGCGAGGAACTGCCAAGACCAGCGCCGGCACTCTTGAATGGGGAGTTCCTGGAACTTCGTTTCACGGCGTGAGCACTTCTCCGCTTGTTGCAAACGAAGTTCGGTATGTACCGTTTGAGGTCAAGACGGCGACCGTTGTTACTGCACTGGCTTTTGAAGTCACGACGGGACCCACAGCCGCAGCAAATGTGGCTCTTGGGATTTATGCGACGGATGGCTTTCATCAGCCGACCGGAACTCCGGTTTATGCAGCGCCATCCACTACGGTTGCTTCCGCGTTTACAGGCGTCAAGTCGGTCACCGGATTGAGCGTTACATTGCAGCCTGGCACCTACCTGCTGGCAATGAATGTTGATCAGGCAATGACGGTTCGTACATATTTGGCACCTACCCCAACGATTGTCAACGGGTTGGGTGCAAGTCCGCTGGGAATTCGTTACTATGCCGCGCAGGCATATTCGGTCACCCCGGCGAATCCTACTCCTTGGACCTCGGTAACTCCAGGTACAACAGGTCTTTCATTCGGCATCGTCGCTCAGTGGACTGAGTAGCATCTTACACGGAAGGAGGAATCGTGCCTCGACTTATTTGGGACAAGGTTGGTGACCGTCGCTTTGAGACCGGCGTTGATCGAGGTGTCTTGTACACCACTGATGGCGTTGGCGTGGCTTGGAACGGTCTGACCTCCGTGAGGGAATCTACACCAGGTGGCGAAGCGCGGGCATTTTACCTTGATGGCTTGAAGTATCTGAACATTGCTGGTGGACAGGATTTTGCAGGCACCATTGAGGCCTACACCTATCCTGATGAGTTCTCCATTCATGACGGCACGGTAATTCTCGACAGCGGACTGATTGCTACTCAGCAGCGTCGTCGACCCTTCGCATTTTCCTATCGAACTCGAATCGGTAATGATGTTGATGGGCCCGACAAGGGATACAAGATTCATATCGTCTACAATGCACTTGCCGCTCCGTCAGAAGCTTCATATTCGTCGATCGGTTCATCTTCCGAACCCTCGACGTTTTCCTGGGAGTTCACAACCACTCCAAAGCGTCCAAAGTCGGAAACGCCGCTGGCTCCGTTGGCGCATATTGTCATCGACTCAACCAAGACGAACCCTTCAGTGCTTCGTTATATTGAAGAGCAGCTTTACGGCTCGACGAGACAGCAGCCACATCTTGTCTTGATGGACGATCTGTTTCGATTCTTTGAGAATCCGCAGTTTGTGCTGTCGATCTTCGCTGATCGTGTTAATGGTCTTAGCCCGCTGGTTCTCGAAACTGATGGCACGGGCGACCTTATCGGCGACAACGAGATCGGTCTGTACCAGGCACTTTCGGAATCGCGGCTTGTCAAGAGTGGTATTGCTGGTCTGTATCGTCTTACACCTCTAAACCCGAGCTTTACCGAGGTGGCAGACGATCCTGGCATCTTCAATATTCAGAACGCATCTATGGCTGAAGACCTTACGGATTCTGGAACGTACACCTACAACAAATCACTGGTTGTTGAAGACAGTACGGATCCCGGCACGTTCCTTACGGGTAGTTGATGCCTTCACATATTCACGGCCGTGCCCGGCCTCTACCGCTAAGGAGTCCTAATGGCAGGGCCTTATGACATCTACCCGGGGGTAGATGCCGGTTACAACTTCCCACCCGAAATTCGTGCTGCGCTTAAAGCAGGGTCGGAATTCAGTCCGTTGTTTGACGTTGCCCGAATCGTCGGTAAAAAGTTCAGCACTTTTGACTTGATGATCGCCGACACGTCGTTGGCCAACGGCGATCTCGCTACCGTGACGCGATACGACATGGGAAGCGGTCTGCTTCACCGCTATTCCACATGGCAGAAGACGAACAATGTATGGATGCCCATAGGCACTATTCAGACTGAGTCTACTGGTGCGGGAAACCTTAAAGCTACGGTTAAGTTGATCTCGGCTATGGCCGCGGCAAACTCGACTAAGATGTACATTCCGTTCGGCACCCACGCTGTCAATTACTTTGGCGGACAAGATGTTGTGTGGAATGGGCAGTTCTGGCTGCCGTCCCGTAACATTACGGAAGCAGAGCTCAACGCTTCGTTTACGACGGATTTGGTTGATAGTGTCAAGGTACCTCAAGACAGTGGCATTACTCTCTGTTTCTCATCTGGAGCTTGGCGATTTTGGGACTTTCCCAACAACTGGCTTGTAGCAGCCTATGATAATCAGGCCGACACAGGATACGACTCCGGCCCAGGCATAAACGCAGTGAGTGTTCGTGGGGGTCTATTGACTTTCAACTTCTCTGTTTACAGCGGTAACCAGCGTCAGAATGGTCAGTGGTTCGGTCAAATGAGGACGGGTTATCGTCCCCTCGATGGCAGCTATGCTCAGACAGTAGCTAACTCTTACAACGGTGGTTATGGTACGGCAATTGCGCTAATCGATTCTAACGGCGGTCTTCAGTTTGCCGTGGGTGGGACACATGGTTCCACAAACGCTATTCGAGGAACCCTTAGTTACCGCATCGCGTAGTAAAAGAAACTAAGAAAGGAGTCAACCGGTGATTGAGTTCAGCTCGAAGGGTAACTTTGACAAGACCGAATCGTTCTTGAAGCGCACGTTTAGTAGTGATATTAGACGTGAACTTGAGAAGTACGGTCAAATGGGAGTTACCGCTCTAGCGAACGCAACGCCGGTTGACTCCGGTA